CCCATCAAGCCTAACGCAAGAGCCGTATCCTCTATGCTGTAACCCAATGCGCCCGCTTGTGTTCCGGCGTATTTCAGTGATTCGCCAAGTCCCTGAACATCAGTCTTTGAATTGGTTGCGGTTGCCGCAAGCACATCTGCTATTCTTGTGCTTTCGTTTGCGGGCATATTAAATTGCGCAGCCGCCGAAGATACAACATCGGCGGCTGTCGCAAGGTTCACATCACCTGCTGCGGCAAGGTCAAGAAGTCCCGGCATACCCTTGTTAATATCCTGTGTTTTCCAGCCTGCCATAGCTAAAAATTCCATAGCTTCAGAGGCTTGTTTTGCCGAAAACATAGTAGATTCTCCGAGCTGCTTCGCGGTATTGGTAAGGGATTGCATTTCCTCATCGGTGCCGCGAATTATGGCCTTGACATTAGCCATGCCCTGCTCAAAGTCCTTATATGTATTTACAAGGTCGCCTATGCCAAGCGACACTCCTGTTATTCCGGCAAAAGCCACAATCGGATTTTTCAGCATATTAATTATGCCTCGAACAGGGGCGGTAACGAGGTCTATTGCTTTAAGTGTTACTTTCCAAACCCCGCCTGTTATTTTCTTTCCGACTTTATATACACCGTTTAAAACGCTGCTTGCTTTGTCAATAGCGTGCACAGTCAATTCGACTTTGCTCATTTTCTTCATTCGTTCTATGTTTTTCTGAGCGCTCTTCATGGCTCGCTCCAGCTTACTTACAGTGGATGTCGCACCGGCGGCTCCCGATTGTGTTTCATCCTTTACCTTTGCCACAACCTCAATTACGGTAACATCATTGCTCAACCTCATTACCCTCCTTTCCCGAATTTAATGGCAGGGGTTTTTGCTTCCTTTTCAAGCTTTTTTAATGTGTATTGATTATATAAAGCCCTCTCGCCGGGCGACAACAGGAGGTATTCATCCATACGCATATTAAAACGCTCACAAACCTCAAGCATTAGCCAAGTTCTTCCCCCTGCCTCAATCAGTTTCCCGCTGTTTCCTCAGTTTCATCTTCATCAAAGCCGCTTATTTCATCTATTTTATCAAGTATGCGGCTTTTCTCTCCGGCAAGCAGCACCTTATCCACCATTTCCCAGCCCTCAAATATGTCAAAAGCGTCCATAGCCTCTTTGTTATCCCATATTTTCTCTCTGTCCTCATCTATTGTCGCGGTGTAAACAGTCAGGCTGCGGAATTTTGTACTGTTTGTTTCAAGTACCTTTTTCGGCTGTCCGCGCTTTGTATTCGCGTATTTATTGGCTTTGCGCAGACACGCCTGAAGTTCGTCCTCGCTGATGGGGCGTATACGGAACTCAAGTTTTGTCACGCCGTTTCGCTTTATCTGAATTTTGTGATAATTCTCGGCTTTATCCTTATCCTTTCCAAGCTCTAAAAGTCCCGCAAGTATATTCTTTTCATTCTTCAGGATGTCTTCCTGTGTGAAATTTTCTTTGTCCTGTATTTCTTCATCATAAAATTCCGGCGTTGTATTTTTTGTACTCATAACTTATTCCTCCCATAAAATCAATATGTAAACTTCTGAATCATTTCCGGTGTTGCATTCACACGGAAACTCCATGCTCTTTTGATAATCTCACCCGGCGTAAGATTCTGCAAATCTATCGTACCGTCCGGAATACAGCTGCGGTAAACAACACGCTCCGCTTTTCCGTCCCTTCGGCGCAGTTTTCCGGTAAAATCAAATGTCGGGAAATATCCGTTTTTCAAGTCACTTAAAAGAACATCAAGCATTACATCATCACGCACAACCGCCTCTGTAAGAGTCAGCGTTACGCTGTATCCGGTATTTACAGCATATGTAAGGGCACTTCCTACCGGCTGATAATCGGTATTTGCGGGACTTAATTGTGTCTGAAATGTATCAACCTCCGCCAAAAATATATTTTTCTTTGATGTTGTTGATACATAAAGCTGTCCGTCCTTGCCTGTTATAAGTTTGCGGACATCCAATATGGACTGGTCGTTTAATCCGTTCATTTTCTATTCCTCCGTTTCTTTATTCTGTTTCAGTTTCGGGTGCAAATCGGAATTTAAAAGTCAGATATAATTTTTCAAGAGAATCAATATCATCAGCGTAAATAACAAACCATGCGCTGTCACCCTGCGGGGCGTTATTCGGATCAACCTCGCAGTACGCGCCGGACATAAGCTTGCCCTCCGCCACCATAGAATTGCACACTTCACCCAATACCTGAACAACTGCCATGCGTCCATCATCGTTATTATTTATGCGTCCGATTAACGGCTCGACAGTATCATTGGCTCTCTGATGCAGCTCAAACCGTATTTTTGTACGCTTTATCTTTTTCCATCCCGCGTCCTCATTTGAAGCGGGAGCTACAAGAGTATTTATTCCGGATTCCACCCATACCGAATTTGACGGCGAAAGGCTGAATGTCAGCATACCCGCTTTGATAGCTCTCTCATACTGACTGTTTGTAAATGCTTCTGTCAGACTTGCCGCGCCTTTAACAGATAGGCGTGTAATACTCTCATTGCTCGGCGTTCCGGCAATCAATCCGGAAATTCTCGCCGCCGCAAGACAGCCCTCATAAACAGCGCCGGATGTGTCTGTAAAACCATTTCCAACATATATGACCTGCTTATCGTTAAATGACTGTGCGTGGTTGAGGCGTGTTTCAAAGGGTATATTTTTTCCCTCTCCGACAACAAGCATTGTAAGCTTACCGTCCTCAAATATACGGTTTACAAACATCTGCGCAAGCGACTGAACCGCCGTATCATCCGTATCAATTGCAAGTACATTCCAGCGGTATGCTTCAAGCAATGTAAACGCCACTGAGTAGCTTTCCACATTTACAGTCGGGTCTGTACCCACTGTAATTTCGGCTTGGTCTATAGCCGCAATCGCTTCTGTTGTATCGGTTATTTTTGAAAGCGTGAAATATGAGCTTTCCGCTGCGGCATTCAAAAGATTTTCCGCCTCGTTTTCGCCTGCGTCAAATGTGAATTTTTCAACTACAGTCGTGTTTTCAAGAAGCAGTAATTCCTTTTTGGTTTCATCAGCAAGCGTGGGACGGATTGTTATATTAAATTTTCTGCTGCCGACATATTTCAGTTCAAGCTTAATAACTGCTTTTGCTGTTTCTGCCGAATCCATAATCTGATAACTGCCTTTTGTGCCGCCGATTCCAAGCCTTACGGCATACACAAGCTTTGCGCCTCCCTTGAATTGTTCAACAGGAACAGCGGTAGTCCCGCCCGAACCGTAAACCTTTGAAATATCCTCACAGCTTTCAAGTATTCTGACACTATCGGTGGGTCCCCAGTCCGAACGAAGCACACACGCACATTTTCCATCATCTGCACCTGCCGCCGGAAGACTTCCGTAATTTTCATATCTGTCATACACTCCCGGTCGTATTTTCTGCTCGTTTATTGTGAAAAATCCTGCCATATCACTTTACCTCCCTATATAATCTCTTTTGATAAAAAACTGTTTACAATTTTTTTTGCTTCCGCAATTGTTGCTCTGTCCTTATCGGCATATTTAAATGCCGCCAGTACAATTTCAGGCAAAACTCCGAATGTCTTTTGAGCTGCCGCCGCAAGCTCCCCTGCGGAATAGACACTGCCGATTGACGCTCCTGTTTTTGATTTGCTTTTTGTCAAAGCAATGCTCTCACTGTCTGTTTTTACATTCTTATCCGTATCCTTAGCCATTACTCTCACCTCCGTAATTTTTGTTAATATTATTTAATAAACATCCGGCATATTCCCGCGTGAGTACTCCGTATTGCCCCGTAATGTCAAGCTGCCCTTCATGCAAAGAATCCGCACTGTGTCTTATGCTCAGCTGTTTTATAAACATAGGCGATTCGTCCTGCAAAATTACTTCACCATCACGCTGAATCTGCTCGGCTATTGCTTTCAGCCATCTGTTGCGCTCCGTAACACTGTCCGCCATAATGTGCGCCGCAAAGTGTCCGATAAACCACATTACGGCATAACTGCTGTTTTTACTGTCTGTATCGCTGCCGGCAAATCTCCAATAAACAGCGGGGCATTTATCTGTCGGTTTCCACACATTCGGCGGCACATCATACGCAATCAGCATACATTCGGGAAAGTGCGCTTTTGTCCACTCATTTAATCCCTGTACAGGGTCAGGGTCTGTTGTAATCTGGGAGGGAAATTCCATCAAATCAAACAGCATGCTAACACCGTATATTTCGGGTAGGGAACTGTCATTTTTCTCAATGGAAAAAGCGTCCGAGCGATTCCATACCGCGCATACGGGGGATTGAAGTCCGCTGCTGTAAAATGTAGTGTTTATAAGCTTTCTTAGCTGTTTTTCTATATCCTCCGGCATAAATTCACAGTCTGACGAACATTCTATATTGATTTGCAGAATACCGTCCGATTTTCTTTCGGGATTATACTGCATATCCACATTGTAATCCGCTCTGGGATAACACGATTTATCCCAGAGCTTATCGGTATCGGACGGGCATTTCTGATAAAAAAATGCCGGCATTCCGTTATAGGAAGTCAGCATCCCCGTTATTTGTTCGTCATTGCGTACTTGTTCTTTAAGCAGACTTTCAACCAAGCGAATCATCTCCCTGCTCAGAAGAATTATTCTCATAATTAATCGTCTGAAAATCGGAAGTCCAATAAATTTCCCATATCCCTATTGCCACATCGGCAGCGGAAATCAAGAGATAACTTGTTGTATTGTTCTGCACATTGGCATAAAGAATTTGCAGCTTTGCTTCAGTTATTTGTGTTACAAATCCGTTCTTAAATTCCACCTCGCCTGCGCGTCTGATTCTTACACAGTCACCTCTTTGGATTGCCGAAAGGTCAAAAACTTTAACATTTTTATTAGCTACCAGTGCCATAATATCACATCCTTAAACTTTATACGGCCGTCTGTAAATTGCTTTTATTTTAGGCTCCGCCTCATCAAGAACCCTCTGTTTATACGGTCTTGCCTCCATTCTGCTTGTTCCCTTTTCAAGCAGTTCGCCAAGCAGATATTTTCCGACTTTGAGATTGCTTTCAATCTGTGCCGACGCATTAAGAACCGTGCCGTTCTTTTCAACGCGTACACGGGAACCCCACGAAAGCCGGAAAGCTCCGGTGCGTATTGCCGGAGGCTCTCCCGGAGCTGAAGCGGTATAAAATTTCCCCGTATGAGGAATCCTGTACTGTCTGCCGTGGCGGTCGCCGCGCATAACATAAATCAAAGAATTTCTCAGCTCATTGCTTGCACGATACGCGCGCTTGGTTACTTCATTCTGAATACCGTTTATCTTTTTATCTATAATCCGATAGATTATTCTGCTTGCATCCGCCATTACACATCACTTCTTTCCTCACAATAAAAAATCATCCAACTGCCCAAATCACCAACATTATACGGCTTGGTCTGAATATAGAATCTGCGCTCACCGTATTCAAAAACATCACCCGGATTAATCTCGAAAGCAGCTATTCTGCGGCTGATTATCTTATGAGTTATCGGATGTTGAAGCTGCCGCCAACGCTCTTTTTCAGTCGGGTTTGCCGCCGCAAGAACAGCTTTTATTGTTCCTATCGGTGTATATATGTTATTCAATATGCGTCCGTTATCGGTTTCTCGCGCTTCAGGACGCAAAACTGTAAATTCCCGCAGTTCCTGACCGGGAATAAAAAATGAACTTTCACCTAACATATCTTCTCCTATCTCCGGTCATTGGATTTCGTCCCATTCCGCTGTAAAAATACGGTGGTTTGCAAACAGCGTCGGCACTCATTGACGGAACAGATTTGGCACCGGTAATTTCGGATTTTAAATCATCATACAGCTTCTTCCACATTTCCGTCCTGCCGCCGAAATCATATTGCAAAACATCTATTTTGACATTCACCTGAAAAGACATTTTATGCAGAATTGCTTCCAAAACATATAGCTTGGCTTTTTTCCAAGCCATGCCGCCGTTCTCCACATCCGCAAGCAAACCCTCGTATTCCTCGTCCGAAAGCGCACAAGTATCGGAACCGCCGTCAACAAGCGTATCACCTGTTTCAAAGCGCATTTGATTTTTTCCGCGGTCTTTGATTTTTGTCGGGTCATAGCTGTAATTCATAGGAATCACTCCTTAGCGCTTTTCTTATTCTTAGCTGATTTTGCCGCGATATTTTCGGAATTTGCGGAAGTGCCGACGGGGATTTTCGTAATCTTGCCCCATGAAATAAGCCGTTTTTCCGCATTGGAATCAACAACATTATCGGGAATGCCGTCCCCGACTTTGTAGTCTTTATCGAACCTCACAGGTTTATTTGCAATGTAAGCCATAGTCCGCCTCCTTTTTTATACCGAAAAATCAGGACTTACCGCGCCTTTCAGGAACACACCGAGGTCAGCACAGGTAATCTGCGGGTCTGTACATATCAATCCTTCAATAAATTCTGTGTGCGTGCTTTCCGGGCCCTCGTATTGCTGAACTGCCGCATACTGACCGTTTCCGAGCATATCCCAAGTAAAGGTATATCCCGCACTCGGTTCATCTATTGACGGTGCATCTGTCGCATAACAGAGCAGCAAATCATTGGGATTGCATATAAATCTTATATCATCCTCCGCGCCTATGGGAGCAGCATTATATACGCTTTCCGCAACCACGATTTCCTTTACATTGAAAAGCTGTGCGAGTACATTTTCCGTAACACTCGCCGGATTGGCTTCCGAACCCTGATATTTGATACGCTCCAGCATAGACGGGTTTGTCTGCAAAGCTGCAAACACATTCACGCCCATACAGATTTTATTGGGCTTGCGAAGTCCCGCCAAACGCATCTTTGTGGCAAGTGAATTGAAGAATCTTACAGGGTCACTGTTCTCGTTATCAAAATAATAGAACTGATTTCCACTCGGCGTAGATGATGTACCCTCATAAATATGCGTCCATGAATCGGCATTGAAGTATTTTGACGCCCATTTTCTATCCATGTGTATCTTCATCTGTTCCGCAACAAAACGCACCTTTGCACGGCGCGGGTCAATTATTGCCGGAGCAGCGGAACGCTGATAATCAAGGCTTGAAATCTTGTCTATGCCTGTGATTATCTGGTCTGCTTCACAGTGATAATATTTTTCCCTTTTGCCGAATACCGCGGGCGCAACATGACCGAACTCCGGCTTGCGGCTTACATTGTCGCGCGCAAGGTCGCCCTTGTCAAATTCGTAATAATGCGCTGATGAAAGCGCAACGGGAACCATCGGAAATAATCTCGCCGAAACGAATCCGGACTGTTCCTGAAAAAATGAAAGACAAAGATTTGTCAGGTAAATATGCGGCTTAAACGCACCCTTTTGAATATTTACCGTTATCTGTTCCGGTGTTAAATTGTTAGACATTGCTATTCCTCCTTGCTTTTATGCTGTCTGCGGTGCTGTGCCGCTTCTGTTTATCTGTACCTGTATAATTTCTCCCGATTTACTTGAAGAAGTAAAAGCATATCCGAAAATAAACGAACCGGATGTTGCTTTTATGCCCTGTCCCTTATCGTTTATTGTTACGGAGTCACCTTTTGCTATCGCTTCTCCGACTTCAAGCAATCCTATATCTTTGATAAGGACGCTTACGCCCTCACCTGCCGCAACTGTATCAGGCATATCACTCAATATAATTCCGAATGCGGATGCACCGTCGGCAGCAATTACAATATTACCGTCCTTATCATATG